AGAGGAAAAAGAGAAAGGAGAGCTTTTTGTTAATGACGATGGACTTCTCATCCCAGACTTTGACAGGTATAACTCAGACGGTGCAAAGATTCGACTTCAAGGCGCTCGCCGTGCGGCGCGACTCCGTAACGCACCAAGCGCACGCCAAGCGCACGAAAGTAACGCTAGCACCGTTACAAAAAGCGCACCTACAGAACAGAACAGAACAGAACAGAAAAACAGCAGCAGCAGCAAGAAGGCCCCCGTTGGTACACGGGACGCAATCCCGCCTAGATCCAGCAAGGACGCTGCTGCTGCTGCTGGGGTCTGTGAGTGGGCATTGAGAATGCAGAAACGCCCGGACTGGCTCCCAGACGGCAAGGCGTGGATTGTGGCAAGCGAGTGGGAGGCGTTGGCGAGCGAATGCCAGAGAATCACTGGCGAAGAGTTTGAATCAATCGTCCGCGAAGCCAGACAGAGCAGGGCGAACTTAAAGAACCCTGCCGGGTTTGTTCTGGCAAAGATCAAGAAACTGGCAAAGGAAAGAGGCAATACGTGAACTACGAAGATTTTATCGATTCAAAGCACATCGTGATACCCCAACTGGGTATCGAACCAACCCACCTAATCAACCCGCTTGCCTTCCAATGGCAAGCCACGATCATCCGTTGGGCTTGCCGAATCGGACGGGCCGCAATCTTTGCAGACTGCGGACTTGGTAAGACGTTCATGCAGCTTGAATGGGCGAGGCAGGTTGCAGGCGACAAGCAGGCGTTGATTCTTACCCCGCTTGCGGTTGCCGAACAGACGCTTGGAGAGGCTGCAAAGTTTGGGATTGACTGCGAGGTTCGCCTTGTCGGCAGCGCGGCCGACGTTGGCCGTGGAATCAACATCGCCAACTATGAACGCTTGCACCTGTTCAAAGACGTTCCATTCGATGCCGTGGTGCTGGACGAGTCGTCAATCCTCAAGTCGTACATGGGTGCAATCAAGCAGGCTTTGATAACGCGATTCGCAGATACCCCGTTCAGGCTTGCTTGCACGGCTACGCCTGCACCCAATGACCACTTGGAACTCGGCAACCATTGTCAGTTCCTTGGCCACATGGAAAGCTACGAAATGATTGCACGGTGGTTTCAGAACGACTTGATGCAAGTCGGAAAGTACACGCTGAAACCGCACGCGGCTAAAGACTTCTGGCGGTGGGTTTCATCGTGGGCCGTGTCGATTGCCAAGCCCTCGGACATTGGCGGCGAAGACGCGGGGTATGACCTTCCGCCACTGAACGTCGAACGGTTCCAAGTCGCTGCCCCGCTTGACACCCAGACCGACGACGCGCTCTTCGTTGACGGGAACCTGTCGGCCACGTCGCTACACAAAGAGAAGCGGCGAACCTGTGACTTGCGAGCTTCCAAGGCTGCCGAGATTGCCAACGGCAAGCAAGGCCCTGTCATTGTCTGGTGTGATACTGACTACGAATCCAACGCCCTTGCCAAACTGATCCCCGACGCGGTTGAAGTGCGGGGTTCGATGAAGGCCGAGGACAAACGCAAGGGCCTTGCATCATTCACGAAGGGCGAACGCCGCGTGATTATCACCAAGCCCGACATTGCAGGGTTTGGCCTGAACTGGCAACACTGCAACCACGTCGTATTCGTTGGGCTTTCCTATTCGTTCGAGAGGTTCTATCAGGCGGTTCGCCGTTCGTACCGTTTCGGACAAACAAAGACCGTGAACGTGTACGTGATTGAAGCAGACACAGAGGCCGCAATCTCCGCTGTGGTATCGACAAAGGCAATCAGTCACGAGTCATTGAAGAACTCGATGGTTAACGCAATGAGAGAGGCACAAATGGAAACGCTCGCAGGTCAACGTAGACTTACCGCACTCGCTGCACCCGCGGCGCACACTGGGCCAAAGTGGACCCTGTACGAAGGCGATTGCGTACAAGCCGCTAGGCTTATGCCAGATAACTCCGTTGGCCTTTCGGTGTACTCGCCACCATTCGAGAACCTGTACACATACTCCGATTCAATGGCCGATATGGGGAACTCCGCTGACTCTGCACAGTTCTTTGAACACTACAAGTACCTGATTCGTGAGAAGCTCCGCATCACGATACCTGGACGACTCTCTGTAGTGCATTGCAAAGACTTGCCCGCGTACATGGGGAGAGACGGTGCCGCTGGCTTGAAAGACTTCCCTGGAAAGATCGTCGCTGCGCACGAGGAATGCGGTTGGCAGTATCACTCTCGCGTGACGATTTGGAAAGACCCTGTGATAGAAATGCAACGGACAAAGAACCACGGCCTGTTGCACAAGTCGCTCTGTGCCGACTCTTGCAACTCGCGGCAAGGCATGGCCGATTATCTTGTCGTGTTCCGCAAGTGGGATGGCAAGGGCGATGCCTTTCCCGATCCGGTTACGGGCAAAGACCCGTCCGTGCGGTTTGTTGCTGGCGAGTACATTGGCGATGAACCTCCCGTGTGGCAAGATACCGACCGGGCGAACTCGATTAACGTGTGGCAGCGTTACGCTTCGCCGGTGTGGTTCGACGTGCTGCAAACGAGGACTCTTCAATACAAGTCGGCACGCGGCGACGACGACACCAAACATATCTGCCCGCTTCAACTGGACGTGATTGAGCGGTCGATTCACTTGTGGTCAAACAAAGGCGACTTGGTTTATTCGCCGTTCACCGGAATCGGGAGCGAAGGGTACTGTGCGATTAAGATGAATCGGCGGTTCATTGGGTCAGAGTTGAAGCCTGAGTACGTGTCGGTTGCTTGCCGGAACTTGAAGCAAGCGACACAAATGAGCGACGAAGGTGCTTCGCTGTTTGGTCAGACCGAACCTGATTCGGTAGCGACTATGGCGGGTGTGGGAGGTGGGGAGTGAGAGCATTCAATCCGTTCACGTTGACGATGACTGATAGGCACCTTGAAATCATCCGCCATTCGTTGGGCCTGTTGCGTTCTAAGTACGCTTACCGAAACCATTTCTGCGCAGAACCCGGCAGCGAAGACTACAAACGATGTGTCGAGCTTGAACAGGCTGGGTTCATGCGGTTTGGTATCAGTCAAAGCTCTGGTTATTGCGGTGATATTTTCTTTGTCACGCAAAGCGGGGCCGAGGCGGTTGGCGTGAGCGCCAGCCAATACATGAAGGCGAACCAATGACAACCGAAGAAATACGCGGCGAGCTTGCGAGGTTGGCGGGGTGGAACAAGCCGGGCGTGATGTACACCACGATGGAGCAAAGCGACGACATGGCATTGGACGCTCGCCTGCTTGCCAGAGATTCAATGCGGAATGCATTGTCGAAAGACCATTGGTGGAGACTGAACTCCGATGGCTCTTTTGATACTTCTTGGAAGCACCCCTACCCACTGACCCTCGACAGCGCTGCGAGTGCGTTGCCGGTGGGGTGGAAGTGGGCAAGGTGGGGCGATGGGGTCTGGGTAGCTCAGCGTGTCTATCCCGCGTCAATGCTCCCGAAGGACTGCGACATGAGCATCATCGAAACCCTCGACACCGGCGACGAAATCCGCGACCGATTCGTACTCGCGGTGCTTTGCAGGATGGCCGCGAAGGGGGTAAACCCATGAAGATTCTCGCGTTTGACCCGAGCATGACGTGTACCGGCTGGGCGTTGCTTGAGTCTGTGGCCGGCGACATTCGCGGGGGCAAGTTGCTTCAACACGGGTACTTTGCCGTTGCTGGTGAAACGCTGGTCGAGCGGGTTTCCCACATGCAAATCATGGTGGTGAGCATTCTCAAGCGACTGCCACCAGACTTGGCCGTCGTTGAAACGCCAGCGGAAACGGGGCGGGTTCGTGCGGCACAGAACTTTCGCGGAACCGCAATGACAACGCCGATCTACGGCGTGGCGGTAGGGGCGTGCATCGCGGCGTGTTGCGGACGCATGGGCGAAATCGACGTGCTGGGCGTTCCGTCCGACGAATGGACCAAGGGCCGCGAGGTTCCAAAGTGCGGGGCAGACGCGAAGAAGACAGCAAGAGTTGAGTACGTTGAACGGACGTGGGGCGTTACCCTCGGGCCGAAGAGTTACGCGGGCAATGTTGCCGACGCGGTGCTTATCGCGCGGTGGGCTTGTTGGAGGCATGAGAAATGAGACGATTTGCCGTTGGCGCGTGGATGATGGGAGACGAACCTGTACTTGATTTTGAGGCGGTTCCGAGTGGTAACTGGGTCGAGTGGGCCGACGTTGAAGCGGTGATGAAGGAACGCGACCTGTTGCGGGCGGAGTGCGAGGCAGCGAGAGCGGCATTTGTCCACACTTCGCATTCATGGATTCGCTTGTCAGACAATCCGCATCGGGGTCTGTGGTCGGGCGAAACGATTGAGGCGTGGCTCAAGGCCCGCCAAGCCACCGACGAAGCGGGCATCTTGAAAGGGGCGACGAATGCAAACGGTTGAGGCAACAGACCCAAACGTGATCGACGCGGACGCGCCGAGACTGGGGAAGCAGAATGCGATGGTCCTTCACTTGCTTCAAAGCGGGGTCAGGCTTGGCCCGCAAACGGCAGCCGACTTCAACATCACGCGACTGTCCGCACGAATCCACGACCTGAGAAACGCGGGGTACGAAATCAACTCGATCAAGCGCCACCCGTCAACGAAGTGTGCGGTGTATTGGATGACACAGAAAGGGGTGAAAGATGAGTGCTGAAAAAATGCAGAGGGCGCTTGATTCTTTGGCCGTGCATAAGCCAGACGATACTGGCTTTCTGCTTGTGTTTGGGTTGGGTGCCGCGCTTTTTGGCGCGTTTGCTGGGTTTCAAGTTGGGCATGACTTTGGTGTCAAGCATCATGCCGTGGGTAAGTACGTCGTCGTCGATATGCCGGATGGGAGCAGGCAGGTGTGCAAGGTGAAGAAAGAGGTGAAGCAATGAAGGTTGTTGAGAGGCTGCGGAAGGCATTAAAGGGCGTGCTTGGTCCGGTTTGGTCCAAAAAAAAGGACTACGAAGCGATTCACTATCGCGTCACGGAGAACGTAGAAGACGTGGTGAATGCGTTGAAGCCCCTGCCCGAGTTGCTCGCGGTGGTTGAGGCGGCGGAAGAACTGAAACAGTTGGCCGTGCCCGGAGACGCGACGCACTTCCCGATTCTCCCAGACACTTCGCTTGCTTACGAAGCACTTGAGAAGCTGCTCAAAGCCCTCGACGCACTTCGAAAGGTGGAGGTGGAGTGATGGAACGATACATCGTGAGTGCAACAGCAACAGATCCGGTTTCCGTGCTGCGTCACCATGTTGAAGGCCCTTGGGTTCTACACGCCGAAGCCCAAGCCGCAATCGACGCGGCGAACAAGCGGGCGGAGAACGCTGAACTGTTGCTTGAACTGGCCAAGTCACAGAACGCGATTCACGGGCTTTCTGTGACTTCGGCGCTAAAGAGCAGGGACGAACTTGCCGACCGCCTTGCACTGGCCGTAGCGGAGTTGAAGGCAAGGCGGAGGAAACCGAAAGACCGTGGACCGGCGGGAATCTACTTTGTTGACGACGTGCTGGCAAATAACGCATTGATTGAGGCAGCGGTAGCCGCCACCGACGCGGACCCGGTTCTGGCGAAGATGATCGGGGGTGGGGAGTGAAGAAGACCAAGAAGGCAAAGGCGACGGCGGGGATGAGGATTGAAGCGGCGAGACTGGGGTGCAAGCCTCACGAGCTTTGCGGCGGCAATCTGGCCGACGCTCGCCGCATCGACCGATTAAACGCACAAACCAAACGCGAAACACGCGAGGCAGTCCTGCAACAGTTCACGGCACACTGCCGAAACATGCGAGCAGCCTTGCACGGGTCCAAAGACATTCACGCGGTCGAACACTGGCGGCAGTGCATTAAGTCTTTCGAGCGGGAGATGAAGCGATGACCCCAGAACAAATAGACCTGGCCTACGAAATCGGCACGAACCGCAACAAGAAACACCTTGCATGGGGAACGTCGCATCGGTACGGCAAGGTCCGGTCAGAGGACGACGAGGATACCGATGGACTCGCAGCCGTGGCCGAGGCGTTCGTCGCCGACATGTTTGGCCTTAGTTGGAACATGTCCAGCGACCGACCCGACGACGGCGTAGACGTGGGTGATTGCATCGGCGTGAGACACACGCAAAGGACGAACGGTTGCCTCTTGCTCCACAAACCCGATGCCGATGACCTGCTCCACATACTTGTTATCGGCGAGAAGTACAGCATGAAGGCGGTGGGCTGGCTGCGAACCGGCGACGGGAAGAAGCCTGAATACTGGCGGGCAAGCGTGCCGAGGCCAGCGTACTTCGTACCGCAACACGTACTTCGACCCATGAAAGAACTGAAACTCCCGAGGCCAACACAATGACCCCAGACGAAATCCTCACAGCAATCGAAGCTCGCCCGCGACTGGGCCAAGCGCCGAAACCTGACCTGTTTGCGGAAGTCAACAGCGGCGACACCGTGATGGTGTTCTTTGAGCCAGACGGATGCACAAGCGACAGCGAAATGGTTTACTTGGGCAACACGCCCGTCATTGGGGTCTTCGGTGACTTTATCCGAACCCCGTACGGCGCGTTTAATCGAAAGAACGGAGCCAGCGTTTTGCCCGACAGTCGCCGCCACATTCGACCACACAGCGAAGACGAAGAGCGTGTTCGCAAAATAGCGAACCGAATGCGTAGGAAAGACGGGCGAGATGCCCGCAAGTGACCGAACCCACACCCAGACCGGAGAATCGAATGCGTAAGCATGTTCAGGTACACACCTGCTTTTTGTTGGCCGATCCCAAAGGCCCCATGTACCATCACCCAGACTACGTACTCGATCTGTTTCAGGTTGACGACAGCCAACTGCCTTGGCTTCGCAAGTACACCCCAGGCATTGGTGCCGCACCGCGAGGGTCTTTCCCTGAAACTCCGCCAAGCGAACATACAATCGTCAACGCTTTGCTTGCCTTGCCAGCGTTGATTCTTGACGATCTTGGCGAGTTTGAAATCAACGACAAGCGATACCGAAGCGGCACGTTGCGAGATTTGACAGCCGAAGAATGGCCGCGAGTGGTGCTTCTCAACTTTGAGCGAATGGACCGATGGGAGTTTGCAGAGGCCAATATCCAAGCCATTGTGAACGCATGGCGCGGCATTCGGGAAGATACTTCGTTTGGTGTGTATGACCTTCACGGGGTTATTCAAAGCACTGGATCTACGCCACGGGTCGATCATGCGGCAAAAGCCATCGACATGCGGATGCCATCGTGCAACGGGTACGATCAACTGCAACACGTTGACGTAGGAATTCCAATGTTCCATCCGCTTGAGTACGGGTGGGCCTACACAATGAACCGCATTCAGACCACCTACCCAGATATGCCCGTGAGTTTCTGGATTTGCGTTTGGATGAAAAACGCCGAACTGGTTGAACACTCGCTTCAATCTGCTATTCACTTGTTGAAGGCAGAGACTTACCAGAACACGTAGCGCCACTTCGGCGCTCGCCCGACCGCCAAACTTGTTATGTGTTCTGGCGGGAGGGCCAACGCCAAAGAAAGGAAACACGAATGACCAAAGAAGCACAAAGACGGCTGATACTGAGCGTAGTTCAACATAGCTTGACGTGGATCGGATTGGCCGAGATACGCGAGCGCACCAACTGGGGCGAGGACTACTCCAACGGCAAGGGTGCCTTGCACGTCCGGGTGTGGGAACTTGTAAAGAGCAAACAACTTGAAAGCACTGGCGGCATGGACTCGCCTGGGTTCTTTCGCGTGAGGATTCCAAATGTCAAATGTTAGAACGCAGCTTCAGTTCTGTATCCGTGAGACTTGCAAGCAGATCGGCATGATGCCCCACGAAGTTCTCGTGCATGGGGTTTCGGTCAAAGACATAATCGCATGGCGGCTTACGTCGCCCGAGGCCATGGCGGGGATCTTGCAACCGTACAAGGTTCCCGAGGTTGCACGGTTCCTCGAAATCACAGAGAAAGAGGCACGCGATGGGATCGACAAAATCGACCAGATCATCGGATACCACCTCGTTGGTTCAAACGATGCCACGAGAACCCTGTATGCGATTGGCCTATGCGGCGCTGTGCTGGTACGAATCGAGGCAACTCGCACCAAGCGATTGGGTGGCGGTCTGCGGGAAGACACGCTCGCCCCGAGTCCTGAGCCATCGTCGGTCGTTGGTGGGCTTCCTGCGGGGCCTAGACCCGCCAGCGTCGTACCCAGAAATCGCGGCGATAATGATGCGGGCAAGCCACTCGACCGCAATCGGGCTACACCGCGAGTACCTAAAGCACCTTGACGCGGCAATCGACGCGATGGGCTAGCCGCGCACGCCCCAGGTTCGGGTTCGTCGCCCGCTGCGGAACAGACGACCGCCGTCGTTACCAGTAAGCAAAGCCAACTGTTGGCCAAGGAATGTAATATCCAGCACGCACGATGGATGCGTAGGGCTTTCCGTGGTGTCGTCGCCGGTGGTTATTCTCCCAAAGGCGCTAACAAATCTTGAAAACAGAAACCCGGTCATCGGCACGCTTGCTGAGTTGGCCGCGTATTGCATTGCCGCCGTGTAATCGTACTTGTCTCCAACGTCGCTTTTGTCGAGGGTGTTTTCTCCGGTAAACTCTGGCCCGGTGGCGTACAAAACAATCTCGCTTGACGGGCTATCCGCTTGCACGTAGTCGATCAACGTGTCATAGGACGAAACGTAGTTACCTCCCGGTGTTCCTTGGTCGGCAGTTGTGAGCAATGCCACATCCAAAGCCCATCGGCTAAAGTGCCGTTCGGTAAGCGATTGCCCGGCAGCGTCTTCGACTCGTGGCCAGCGTGCCGCCTGAATCCATGCACCACATCCGCTCCTGCCGATGGCAACCGGGTAAACGCCTGAACGCGAAGGGTTGCGGAACGCAAGGCCATACAGAATCAAACCGTCGCCGTCGTTGTTCAATGTAACTTCAACGCC